AACTCTCTAAAATCATCATATGTCATAGGCGGATAACTTACCTCTAATTGATGCTTTATAACACCACTGCTTCTCACATACTTGGTACCATTTTGTGATAATGTTGTACTACTTGGAATATTTTGTGTGATGTTTATACCATTAGGTGTTATATGTGTTGGCCAATTTTTTCTATTATCAAACGCATCTGTATCCCATTCATCATCTGTATCAAATACATCAGGTGCGTATGCCGCCGGTGCTACATATTCATCTGCTTTTGCGTTGATAGGAAATACACCAATTTTTTCTATAATCATACTTGATGGTTTGCCAGCGGAAGGCGGGTCAACTTGACTGCCTGTTAATATAGGAACATTATGTACATTAACTCCATCTTGGATTCCAAGTCCTGCTAATGTAAATAAACCTCTTTTAGGAAAACCAGCTAAATCACTTGATCCATTTATATAACCTTGCGTACTTAAATTAGGTGTTGCTGTTGGCGTTGTGATATATGTTGGTGTAAATGCACTTGTTGCACCCGGTCTCCAAAACTTTGTAAAGTCATATTCAGCACCATTAACTGTTGCATTACTGCTGTTTTGATATTGATATTGTATTGTACCTGTGCTTCTTGTTGTTGTTTCTGCTAATTGATATATCAATATATGAAAGTTTAGATTATCATCGCCACCATCAGCTTTAGTGCTACTATACAATGTTCCTTCTTCACTTGCTAACGGATGTGATAATGGACTTACTGGATTTAAACTTGTATCATTTACTTGTCCTGTAAAAAATAATCCACCAACATTTGTTCCACTTGCTGGTAATTTATCACCATCAAAATATTGAGCTGAATTGTCATATGTTCCAGTTGATTCATTTCTATATGTCCAAAAATCAATTATCTGAACCTGTCCTACTACATTACCAGTAGCATTTGTCGCTGTTAAAGGCGAACTATCTCTGCCTGATATTGTAGGATCTGTTAATATTTCAATAATTCCTGTTGTATCATTATACTTGTATCCAAAATATGCACTTTTATTAATACCGCTAACATCATAAGCAGGAATAGCCTTACTTACTCCAGATCCTAATGTGAGTTCAGCTCTACAGAATCCACGATATATATTACTTGTATTTTCACTAAATGACTCCGGTGTCATATTTTGTGCCTTAATACCAGCACGAACTGTGTTAAATCCTGCACTACTTATATCCCTTGTAATAGCAACAGTTGATCCATTACTTGCTATATCAAATGATATTCCTGAAAAGACAGAACTTGGAGAGTTTTCAACTATATCAACACCTTGACCACCTGTGAGTGTAAATGGTGTTGTTCTACCACTATCACTAAACAATTTATAACTGTTTGATCCACTTATCTTTTCTAAATATACCAGTGTTCCACTACTTGCACTACTTAATGTTCCTGCACCCATATTAGTGAATGTATCTGCTATTTGTATTACATCACCTGTGCTGAATGTTTCTTGGAATACATCAAAGTGAGCTAATGCACCATTATAACTGCCATCATCTAAAGCTGTAAAGAATACATCTGTTTGTGCTTGAAAACCAGCATCAGGTACTTGTGCTAATCTTGTTAGTCCTGAATCTTCGTATAATACTACATTAAAACCATCAACAATTCCCACATATGGTTTGATCATATTCAAACCTCTATGTGTGGCTCCACTCGAATCTGTATCAAATCCAAAAAACTCAATCCTATCACCGTTTGCAAATTCGTGTGCGTTTGTAAATTGCACTCTTATTTGTGGCATATTATTTGCGTTTAGTTCATAGTGTACACCACCAATAGTTCTACCATTTGGTTGAATCTTCCACTCAACACATGGATACTTTGCGAACTGATGAAATGTTGGATTTGTATCATCGCCGTGACTATCAAAATAGTGTTTATATGCCGCGAATCCTGTGTTAATACTACTTGTTGTTCTATTTAAATCATTTGTGTAATGTAATTGACCTGTTTTGTGTGCTGTATATGTATATGTTCTTATATCATCAACTCTTTTATCGATACCAAAACTTGCGTTGCCTGACCAATCAGATGAACTGGTTGCATATCCATTGCCCACATTGTTGGGCCAATTCCATACATCGTTTAAATCTGCCATTTGCGTTGACTCCTTAACTTGTTATTCCGGCACGACCTCTTTGGTTAAAACCTTGTGATACCATACCTATAATTTGTGGTTTGTTCTTTAATAGGAACTCCACTCCGGTTTGCGTGTCTACAGCGTTTAAGTTAAACACTACATTGACTTCTTTACCGCCACCAGTATTTAGCTGACTCATAGGAGTGACTCTGCCCGTTTGCCCAGGAATGAATAGTTCTGGCTCTCCACCATCACCAACAATACTTGGCTGTCCCTTTTTAGCAATACCACCGTTAGCTAGGAATGGAATCTTCAATCCACCAAATGGAGCTCCTACTGTTGGAGTTCCTAATAGATTTCCTAAACTAAAGCCGCCACCGCCGCCTCCAAGTCCGCCAAATAAACCGCTTAATGCTTGTTCAATTTGACTTTCTAAAATCTTTTGTAAAATATTATCCAATGTTCTTGTGAATACATTTTCTAAAGCACCCAATAAACTTTCACCAGTTCTTATTGCTGTTGCTAATTCACTGCTTATGCTTTTGCTTATACCTTGGAAGCCTTCTTCAATTATTTCTTGTGTTGTTTTAGCTTTTGCTTGATATATTTCCAATGCTTCCATTTGTTCTTTAATCTTTTCAGTTAAAAACTCTTGTGATACACCTGCTTCTTTAGCCAATGTATCAACATTTGCTAACGCATCATTTAACTGTTTTAATTTTTCTCTTTGATCTGTGTATGATTTTACCAACTCTTCTGATACCGTTAATGGATCGTCTTTACCATCACCACCCGGCTTACCGCCTTTACCAATTTGCATCATAGCTTGTGCGTATGTATCAATGTTGATCTTACCAGCCGCTAATAACTTATCAAGTTCAGCTACTGCCATAGCTTCGTGTTCTATTTTCGTTGCCGCGGCACTTGCACTATTTGTTAAGTCTTTCATAAACTTATCAAAACCTGATAGTTCCGGTAATACACCTTTTAACTTATCAATCTCTTCTTTTGTCTTACCTGTATTCATTCCAAGTATCTTAACAGCGTGAGCATACGCATCTATACTCATACGCCCTGCTTCAAATTCTTTCTTGATAAAACTTAATGCCTGTGCTTTAAATTCTGTTTCTTTTGTTGTTTTTGCAATTTGTTCTTGAAGCTTTTTCATAAACTCGCCGAACTCTTGTGCTTTTATTTGCGCCGGCGTCATTGCTTGTACCATAGTGTTATTTTTATTTGTTAAATCTTCTGTGGCATCCGCATTTTCTTTTTTGGCTTTTGCTTCTTCTCTAAACTTTTCGGCATTCTCTCTTAACTTAACGGCTTGTTCATCAATCTTACTTGTGACTTTACCAACAGCATCTGCGGCTGTCGTACTATCTGTTTCCATCAATTGGAAATACATAGTTGTATCATTTTCTATTGCATTTATTTCCGATCTTAATTCTTGCATACGCAACATCATACTATCCATTGCGCCCTGCATACCCGTGTCTATATTATTACCCAATCCAAACGCAACTTTAGACATTTCTTCGAACTGTTCATTTATAATATCCAGTTCTTCTTGTAATGCTTTCTTTCTTGCTGATTGATCTGTCGGTGCTCCTATTTTAGCATCAAAACCAACACCAGGAATATTTGATATTGCTACAATTATTTGTTTTAATGCGTTTGTGAATGTGGCGAATGCGTTTGTAAAGTCATCTACGAACCCTGCAACTGCTGTTATAAATCTACTTGTACCTTCTAAAAACGCGGCCGCTAAATCATTTGCGAACGCTTTCATACCGCCAGCACCTTCTATGCTAATTTTAATTCTTTCACGCAACATTTCTGATAGTTCTTCAATTGTTTCACTTAATGCACCAAAAAACTGCATTCTAAAACCTTTACCAAAATCAAATAAATCTGATAAACTATCATTTGCTTCTTCTGCCGCTTTTGTTAGCGACCCACTAATAACTAATCCTGCTTCTTCTGCTCTTTGTCCAATCAATGCAATTTTGGCCGCACCCATATCTGCGATGTTAACCATTGCAACACCTTCTGAGTCAAAACCTTTCATTGCTAATGCTAATTTTTCAGTACTGTTTGTGGTACCTGCTAATTTCATCATAAAGTCTGCGAATACATCAGTACCTTCTCTAAACTTACCGTTAGAGTCTTTCATACTAATGCCCATTTTTTGTAATGGTTTTAACAGTTCACCAGTACCCATTTGAGCTTCACCAAGTCTTCGTAAAAATCTCTGTAAACCCATGTTAAAGGTTTCTGTACTAATACCTGCTCTATTTGCTATAACTTGATACTTGGATAGGAATTCTGTTGTGACACCCAATTTGTTTGCTACTTTACCCAATGTGTCCAATTGGTTAATAGTACTTTTAGCCATAAATGCAAAAGCACCTGCCGCCGCAGTTGCCGCCAGTCCTGCGTTTCTTAAACCTCTTGTTAAGCTACCTAAACCTTTTAAACCAACACTTCCAATTGATTTAAATGTACTGTTCATTTTCTTAACAGTAGCATTTACTTTTGTAGCTCTTGTGTTTGTACTTTTTAACGCCTTGTTTACATCATTAATAGGTTTACTAGTCTTATCTACAACCTCTAGTATGAGTTCATATGTACTGGCCATTTATCGCCTCCCTCTCTTCTGTTGAGCTTTTTTAGTTTCTTTGTTTACCCAAGTAAAGTAATCAACCCAACCTTTTAGCTCAAATGTTGAAAAGTTCATCACCTCTTCAACACTCTTTCCAAGATCCAACGCTAACTTATATAAAAATCGAATATCAGGGAGGTCATTTAGTTTCCCGCCTTGTCATCCTTATCTTTAATATCGTTATTCATAGCTGTCACTATTCTTAGTATAACAGCTGGATCTGTTGCTCTCATCAGCTTGTGTTTATCACCCATATCAAATAATGGATTTCCATCAGCATCAAGAGCCTTAATAATCAATTGTACAACCAATCCTTCTGTTGTTTTACCCTGTTGTGTGAGTTCAATAACAGCCGCTTCTTGCGCCATTGTTGTTGTACTTTTGTAATAAATCTCTGCATCCCATTCAGGAACTTTGATTGGACCCAATAACCCACCTGCGATAATAGTCTCAAAGTGTGCTACTGCGTTATCAATCAATCTTTTTCTTTGTGGTTTAGTCATTTTTTTCTCCGTCATATTAATTTATTTTGCGATTTCGAGTCAATACTTTCTCTAACGCTGGTGCAACTATACCATCTTTAGCAATAGGGCTTGTTGTATTCTTTTTATTGCCGCTATGGGGTTTTATGCCGTGTACACTATGCATTTTAGGTCCGTACTTGCTACGCACACTTCCTGCATCCAATATACCGATGTATGTTGCTTTATTTTCGAACATCTTCTTAGATACTCCTAACTTGTATTGTCCTGTGGATCTCCATCTGTCTCTTGCGTGAGTTCCACTTCTTCTTGCTGTATTATAAGGCGTATTTGCCTCTATTAACTTATTTATCTCTTTTAAATCAGCTTGAATAGTACGCTCGAGTCTCGTTTCAATATCTTTTATAATATCGTTAGGGTTGCTCGAGCGTACCATAATATTTTAACCTTACGATGTTACGCCGTATGTTAAGTTGCCTGTTCCTTCAAAAGTGATTGAATATTCAGTCACTCCATCAAAACTTTGGCTTCTTGTAATATCAGTCACGATAGCCGAACCTGAATATACTGCATTACCTGCTACAGAAGCTGTATTCGGGTAAAGTTCAAAATCGATTTTATC